CCGAAGCAGAGAGCGGTAGGCTTTAATTAACTTAAAAAGGAAATATCATGGCATTTGCTAACTCAGCAATCACCGATATTATCGCTACCACCATTCAAAGTCGTAGCGGTGAATTGGCTGACAACTTAACGCAGAACAATGCGATTCTGCAAAGACTTAACTCAAAGGGCAATGTACGCCCATTTTCGGGTGGTAATGTGATTTTGGAAGAAATCATGTACAACGACCCTAACACCAACAACGCTAATTCATATAGCGGTTACGAAGTATTGAACATTGCTCCTGATAGCCCAATCTCGGCTGCTCAGTTCAAGATTGCTCAGTACGCTGCGGCTGTAACAATGAGCGGTTTAGAGATGCTCCAAAACTCAAGCAAAGAAGCAATCATTGACCTGTTAGATGGTCGTATGCAAGTTTCTGAAGCTCGCCTTTTGAACCGCATTTCAGGCGATTTGTATGGCGATGGTACTGGTAATGGCGGTAAGAACATTGACGGCTTGGCTGCTGCCGTTGCAACTTCCCCATCCACAGGCACATATGGCGGTATCAATCGTGCTAACTGGTCTTTCTGGCGTAACCAAGTAACTACTGGTTTGCTCTCTACCAACACCCTTGCTAAGATGACTGAAGCTGCCATCAAGCAGGTTCGTGGTACAGACAAAGCTGACCTGTACATTGCTGGTAACACCGCATATCAGTATTTCGTAGGTGCATTGCAAGCAATTCAGCGTATTACTACCGAAGAAAGCGGTGCAGCAGGTTTTGCATCCCTTAAGTTCTACGGCGGTGGTACATCTGCTGATGTGGTACTCGGTGGTGGTATTGGTCAACAAGAGAATGACAACTATATGTATCTCTTGAACACCAACTACATTTTCTTCCGTCCACACAAAGAGCGTAATTTCGTACCTATCGGTGGTGAGCGTCAAGCCATCAACCAAGATGCGATTGTTAAACTCTATGGTTGGGCAGGTAACTTAACCACCAGCAACGCTCAGTTGCAGGGTATTTTGACCACCTAATTAAGTAAAGGAAATAATCATGGCTTACTCAACACTCCCCATTGCAGGGGTTGATTTAAATAGTAATACCCCAATTAGTTTTGAATATGTAAATGGTGCAACTACCATTGATATTCCTAGCTTTGGGCCACTTGGCACACAAACTTTTGGCTCTGACGGCAAGCGTTATGTCTTTGCTAAAGCTGGTGCAGCTATTGGTGCATCTACCGCAACTTGCTCTATCAACGCTTCTACATTTATTGCTTCCGCATCAGGTGGCACTTATGTATCAGCCGAATCGATGGCAAGCGGTGACTTTGGTTGGTTTGCTGCTACTAGCGTCTAATCAAAAATTGTAGTAAAAACAAGGGGCTATCTCGTAATGGGGTAGCTCCTTTTTCTTTTTTTAACCGCAGTATCCTAACCACTTGGGAGTTTTAAAATGGCAATAGATAGCGATATGCAAGACGCAGATTCTCGTTTGGCAGTTAAGTTTTATAAGCGAGCAGTCAAACTAGAGCATGAATCAAACGAAGCAGGCAGACCAATATTCAAAGATTACGACTTTGTACGCATTATGGTCGCTGGTGACAGCCTTACAGAGATTGACACCTACGCACAAAATAGCCACAAACAGCGTTTTCCACGCCAATGGCTTCAATATCAGGCTACACAAGACACTAGTAGCGAGATGATTGGAACACCTGTAGAGGAATGGACTTTAATTAGCCAATCTCAAGCCCAAGAGCTACGGGGCATCAAGTTTATGACAGTCGAATCCATTGCTAACGCATCGGACTTACAGCTTCAACGCATTGGCATGATTGCTGGTATGTCACCCCACGCCTTTAGGGATAAGGCTAGAACTTTTCTAAACCTTGCCGAAGAAACCGCAGAAGCCACAAAACGAACTGAAGAAATTAATCAGTTAAAGCAAGAACTTGCCAAAAAAGACGAGGAAACTGCTAAAATCAAGGATGAAACTGATGCGAAGCTCGCCTTAATGCAAGAACAAATGGCAGCTATACTTGCGGCAGTTGGTGAAAAGAAACCCCGCAAAAAGAAAAGCGTAGAGGAAGCCTAAACTATGTCATCAACGATGCTCCAACTCGTGCAACAGACCACTAGCGAGTTAAACCTTGCTATTCCTACCTATGTTGCGGGTAATACCAATCAAGATGTACAACAAGTTCTAGCCCTAATGAATCGTGCTGGCTATGACTTGGTTAAAGAATATGATTGGCAAGCCTTACAGTTGGAGTATCGGTTTTACACCGATGCCGTAACCTTTGTAGGTTCTACAGTTAGCAACCAAAGCTATAACATTATTGTTACTGGTGATGCTACCGCCCTAAACGGCAATTATTCCATTACAGGCGAAGGCATTAACCAAGATACCTATGTGTCAAGCGTAACTTACAACTCAGGCACAGGTTTATCAACTATTGTTATGAGCCAATTAGCTAGTGGAACTTATGTAGGCGTGACTTTTACATTTTCACAGACCAAATACCCATTACCGCCTGATTTTGAAACCATTACGGACAATACGCATTGGGACAAAACGAAGCATTGGCAGATGTTAGGCCCTGAAGATGCTCAACAATGGCAATGGCTAAAGTCGGGTTATATCTCAACAGGCCCACGCATTAGGTGGCGTATTTTAGGCAATAAGTTCCAAATTTGGCCACCATATAACACACAAGAGTATTTAGGCTTTGAATACCGCTCAAAAGGTTGGGCTAGAAGTGCTACCGACCAAGTAAAGAACAGCTTTACGGCTGATACGGATACGACCATATTTGACGATACAGTATTGGTTTTAAGCACAAAACTTAAATATTTCCAAATCAAGGGATTTGATACTACTGCATTGCAACAAGACTATTTCCGCTATCTGAATGTCGCTAAAGCTAACGATAAAGGCTCTGCTAACCTGTCGTTTGCACCATACCCAACGAAGGTGCTTATTGGTTACGCTAACATTCCTGATACTGGCTACGGAACTTAAACATGGCTGTAGCTCAACAAAGACGGGCAGTTACAGCTTCCTTACCCGCCCCTATTGGGGGTTGGAACGCTAGGGATTCTTTGGCAGAAATGAACCCTTTAGATGCGGTTCAGATGGTTAACTTTTTCCCTACGCCTACGGATGTGACTTTAAGAAAAGGCTACTCTAAAGTATCTACAGGCATTACTGGGGCGGTTTTATCCCTAATGAATTACAGTAGCCCAACAGGTAGCAAGCTGTTCGCATCTACTTCTACGATTATTTACGATGCAAGCACCTCTACGGCTACCCAAAGCCTGACAGGTAATACCGATGGCAAATGGATTCATTCCATGATTACAACGGCTGGTGGCTCGTTTATGCCTGCTGTCAACGGGGTTGACCCGATGGTCGTTTATGATGGTACAAGATGGTCAAGAAGTGCCACAACAAGCACCGCACAGACTATTTCTACGATTACTAGGGGTGGAACAGGCAATTTAACCGCTACCTTAACAACTGCTGTGGCTCATGGATTGGTTACAGGTAACACCATAACAGTCGCAGGGGCTATTCCTACCGAATTTAACGGAACTTATCGCATTACTGTAACGGGTGCATCGACCCTCACCTATACGATGGCGGTTGCCCCAAGCGGTGATGCGACCACAGTTGGCACTTATACGATTAATTACTACATTACTGGCAAAAACTCTAATACTTTTGCCTACATTAACCTATTTAAAGAGCGTCTTTACTTTGTAGAAAAGAACAGTTTGAGCTTTTGGTACTTGCCTGTTGACAGTATTAACGGGGCAGTTACCGAATTCCCTCTTGGTGGCATTTTTAAAAAAGGTGGCTACCTACAAGCAATGGGAACTTGGACTATTGACGCTGGATACGGAGTAGATGACCTAGCCGTATTCGTTACAAGTAACGGGGAAGTCGCTGTTTACAAGGGTTCTGACCCATCTGACCCTAATGATTGGGCTTTAGTGGGTATTTGGAACATCGGACAGACTTTTGCCCGTAAATGCGTCTTTAAATTTGGTGGTGACATCCTACTTTTGACCGAAGATGGTCTTGTACCCCTATCAGCAGGCTTGCAATCTACCCGTTTAGACCCACGAGTTAACATTACCGACAAGATTTTCTACGCTATTAGCCAAGCTGCCGACAATTACGCCAATAACTATGGTTGGCAGATAAATTATTTTGCCAAACACAATATGTTGATTGTCAATATCCCCGTAACAGGTGGTTCTGAACAGTATGTAATGCACAACATTACTAAATCATGGGGAAGATTTACCAATATTAGTGCTAACTGCTGGGAATCTAGCGGTGACGATATGTATTTTGGGGGTACAGGCTTTGTAGGCAAGTTTTATGATACTTTTGCCGATGCAGGCACAAATATTAAGGCTTTTGTACAGCAAGCCTACTCGTATTTTGAGTCTAGGGGGCAACAAAAACGCTTTACTATGGTACGCCCTATCCTACAGACCGATAACGGCTTACCGACTGTTTTATGCGGTCTAAGCACCGATTTTGATACAGTCGAGTTGACTAGCCAAATATCCTTTAACCCCGCCATTCTACAAACTGGCGAATGGGATAACGATACATGGGATAACGCCAACTGGGGCGGTGGTTTAGTGACTACAAAGACATGGCAAGGCGTGACAGGAATAGGTTATGCAGGCTCAATTAGCCTGAATGTGGCATCGCAAAACATTGAGTTTCATTGGGCATCAACCGACTTTGTAATGGAGCGTGGCGGGGTACTGTGAGGACTGTTACAACTGAAAATCAACGCTATTTGGGGGAATGGCTAGTCAGAATCCTCAATTTCCCCTTGCCTGAAACCACCCAATGTATTGGGCAGTTAAAAGACGGCAATTTGGTAGCGGTAGCAGGATATACCAACTTTATGCCAAAGGCTTGTGAGATTCATATTGGTAGCGTTGGTGAGAACTGGGCTAGTAAAGATTTTATATGGGCGGTATTTGATTACCCCTTTAATAAACTAGGAGTTAGCGTTATACTAGGGCAAATCTGTGCTGATAACACAGATGCCCTAAAGTTAAACCGACATTTGGGCTTTAAGGTTGTAGCTGAAATACCTGATGCCCACATGAGTGGTGATTTGGTAATTATGGCTATGAGAAAAGAGGAGTGTCGGTTTCTTAACATCCGATGCTCTTTAAACAAGGGAGAATAGTATGGGTGGTGGTGGATTTTTAGGATTAGGGCCTGCTCCGAGTGCACCTGCACCCCCTGATTATGCGGGGGCTGCACAACAAACCGCACAAGGTAATATAGATGCTGCTCGTCAAGCGACTGCGGCTAACCGAGTTAATCAAGTTACGCCTTATGGCAACCTGAACTACGCTATTACTGGTGCTGACCCATACGGCAACCCTACTTGGACTGCGACTCAAACATTAAGCCCCGCCCAACAACAACTGCTTGATTATCAAAACCAAACAAGCATTGGTTTAGGCAGACTTGCAGGTCAAGGCTTAGGTTATGTAGAAAATATGCTACAAACCCCTTTTGATACAAGCCAATTACCAAGCACAGGGTTTAACCCTAGTCAGACTTATCAAGAAGCCTATATGCAACGCCTTGCCCCCCAATTACAAATGGGGCGTGAGCAATTAGCACAAGACTTAGCAAACAAAGGTATCGATATTGGCTCTAAGGCGTATGAAAACGCTATGCGTATGCAAGGACAGCGTGAGAACGACCTATTGTTAGGTGCTACAACTCAAGGTTTTGGTGTTGGTCAACAAGCTCGACAGTCTGCATTGCAAGAGCAAGCCTACCTTAGAAACGAGCCACTAAACACCCTATCTGCGGTTCGTACAGGGGCACAGGTACAAGGCCCACAATTTGTTAATTCTGCCCAACAAGCTACTACCGCAGGCCCTGATATATTGGGTGCTGCACAGATGGGATACAACGCCCAAATGGGTGACTTTAACGCCCGTCAAGCCGCCCAAGCTAACTTCAATCAAGGCTTAATGGGATTGGGTAGTGCAGGCATTATGGCTTTCTCTGATGTTAGACTAAAAGAAAACATCAAAGCAATTGGTGTAATGGATAACGGCTTGACTCTTTATAGCTTTGAATACATAGACGAAGTTAAATCGCACCCATTAGCAGGTGAAGGTATCCATGTTGGTGTAATGGCACAAGAAGTAGAGCAAGTATTCCCTTATGCAGTTAGAACCCTTGATGACGGCTACAAAGTCGTAGATTACGGACTATTACCATGAATATGTACAACCCTTACATTATGCCCATGCAACAAACCCAAGATTTAGGTGGGTTAAGCCCGTACTACCAAAACATTGGGGCACAACAAGCCATGCAAAATATGGCTATGCAACAAGCTCAAGGGTTGACCCAGCAAGCAGGGCAAACCGCCCAAGGTGGCATGAATCCAATGATGATGGCTCAGATGTTGCGTAAAGATAAACCCATGACCCAAGAGCAAATGAATGCTAGAGATGTACAAATGGGTGGTATGAAAACTTATAACCCATACACTCAATACAATGTTTCTCAGCAATATGGCACAGACCCTTATTCGCAACAAAGCAGAATGTTAGCGTCACAGGAGTTTTAATATGGCACAACAAATGCTCAACTTAGGTGGCAATTTAAGCCCCGACCAAATGATTGAACAGCAACAAATTGCTCGCCAACAAAAGATGGCAGAGTTGTTGATGCAACAAGGTCAACAATCTCCTCAAGGTGGAATGGTCGGCAATAGATATGTTGCACCTAGTTTTTTTCAGTACGCAGCCCCTTTATTGCAAGGGTATGTAGGTAAAAAAGAATTAGAAAAAGCAGAGGCAGAACAATTAAAATTAGCTAAAACAATTCGTGAGCAAGGTAAGATAGAAACACAAAGATTAATGAATCTTATTGGTGGTCAACCTGCTCAACCTGCACCTGCTGGTTACGAATTAATTGATGCTGGAACTCCAACAATAGAAGCTAATCCAAGACTAGCACTTGCAGAAGCATTAAATATGCAATCTCCACAAGCAAGAGCGTTGTTGCCAACAATACTTGAAAGAGCAATGCCAACGCCTAAAAAACCTGTTGTTGTTTCTGCTGGTGGAGCTTTGGTTGATGAAAAAGGTAATTTATTGTATCAAGCTCCTTTTAAACCTGAAGCAGGAGAAGGTGTTTTAGGCAGTGGTGTAAATAACAATGGTGTGCCTGTTGGTCGTTACGATAAAACTGGTAGATATATTTCACCACAAGGTCGTGTTTTTACAGCTTCAGCAGTAACTGAAGCACAAAAAGAACATGATGTTGCTATGGATTTGGGTTACAAACTTAATAATTTAACAAAAAATGATATAAAAAATGCTTATGGTTCTGCTGTTGACTATACCGCAAGTAAAATAGGACAAATGGTTGGTAGAAAAGATGTTGTTACTGCTCAAAACAAAATTAATTCTATTCAAATTAAAAATGTGCTAGATAACTTATCGCAATTAAAAGGTGCTTCTTCTGACAAAGAAATGGCACAAATGATTAAAGATTTTCCAGCTTACACAGCAAGTCCTGATGTTATGGAAAAATGGGTAGAACGAGCAGCTAAAGCAACCAATCGTTTCTTAAAGCGTTATGAAAATCGTTTTGGTTTTGATACTGATTACACACAAGAGGGTAGATTTGGTATGCAAGAAGAAAAGCCAAATCAAACAACAACTGGTTTGCCAAGTCAATCAGCTATTGATGCTGAAATTGCTCGCAGACAACAAAGGAATAGATAATGGATTTATCCAAACTTTCTGATGCTGATTTGTTAGCCCTTAAAGGTGGCGATTTATCTAAACTTTCTAACGAAGGTTTAATGTCTTTACAGCCTGCACAAACACAACCTACCCAATCAGAATTTGCTGAAACGGGTGGTGGTGCAGCAGTTGGCAGACCTGTGCGTGGTGTGCGATTAAATGTGCAACCTGAACCAAGACCATTAGAGTCTTTTATGGCGGGTGCTACCCGTTCTGCTATTGACCCTATGTTGGCTGTAGCCCAAGGCGTTACAGGTGGGCGTGGTGGTGTAAGTGGTGCAGTACAGCGTTTAGCCCAAGAATCCGCACAATACGAACAAG